AGCAGAAGGAGGCCGAATGATCGGTGATGTGAACATTCAACCGTTGGCCGTCGAGAACCTGCTGGAGGACTCACACGAGAACATCAGCCGAATGATCGGCGACATGACTCGTGTGGGCGCCTACCCTTGGGTACTCACGATGTTGGTGGCGTTGGCAGGTAAGTGGAGTTACTCGGTCATCTTCGACGAGGACGATGCGGATCGCTTCCGCGTGGAGGCCTACCCGCTCGGCATGTCGACCGAGGAAACTCGTGAACTGCGCTGCACATTCCGCGGGGCTGTCGACCGCCAGATCCCAGCGCTCCGCTTCCTTACCAAAGGAATGGGCGCGCGAGGGGGCACGGAAAGTTACCCGTATTACCCGGGCGTGCCTCCGGTGGAGTTCATCCACGAGGTCAACGAGGCAGCGAAGCGACGCGAACATGCGGCGCCGTTCCTCCCAATCGACGAGCTCCAGCAGATCCTCCAAGCGCGCGTTTCGGCGACGGTCCTCGCAGACCGACTCGGCCAACTAGCCTTGGCTAGGGCGCTTCAGGACAGCTCCGAAGAAAGCTGAGAGAAGAGCTGGAGTTGTGGTATAATGCCGGTACAAAGGAGGGCATCCTACATGAAGAAAACACGACGAGCAATCGACTCTTCATCCGCCCTCCGCCGACACGGGGGCAAAACCCCACAACCTAACGAGGGCGCTTCAGGCGCTACAGAAGGAGGTCAGCACAATGGCTGACAGCAAGAAGAAGAGTACCGCGAAGAAGCCCGCAGCGAAGAAGCCTGCGGCCAAGAAGCCGACGGCGAAGAAGCCCGCAACCAAGAAGGCCGCTCCGAAGAAGAGCACGGCCAAGAAGGCCGCTTCCAAGAAGCGAACGCGCAAACCCCGAGAGCCCTACACGGGTCCCGGCCTGATCACGAAGAAGAAGGTCCGAGCTCTGCTCTCCGGCAAGGGTTGGCGCATGGCCAGGGCACTCCGCCTCGCGCTCGACACACTGGTCGAACAGCTTCTGCTTGAAGCTGGCGCGGCAACCACGGCACGGAAACAGTCCACTGTCACTCCGGCCGACCTCGAAGTCGCACTCCTCAAGATCGCGGATCAGCGCGCTCCGGACGAGCCGGAAGAGGAAGACGAGGACGAGGAAGAAGAGGATGAGGACGAACTCGAAGAAGACGACGACGAGTTCGAGGACGACGAAGACGAGGACGAGGATGAGTAACCTCCTCGCCAAGGTAGTACAGAGGGAGGGCTCCGGCCCTCTCTCCGTTGTTCGGTATGTCGACGGCGCCAAGGTTGATGTCGCCACGGAACACGAGACTCCCGCGGAAGCTCTTCAGGACATCGCGGTCTTCTTGGGTGTGGAGGATCAGGTCACAATCCTGAACGCGGAGGGCGAAGCCCTATCCGCCCCTGAGGACGAACCAGCGGCGCCCGAGGAGGAGCTCGACGAGGAGGCCGAGGACTCCGAGGAGGAGGAGATCGAGGAGGAGGAAGACCTCGATGATTCCGACGAAGAGGACGAGGACCCCGAGGATGAAGAAGACCTCGAGGAGGAGGATGAAGACTAGGCATTTCCTCGATGCCATACTACAGGGGACGGGCTGGGCGCACTTTCCAGCCCGCCTCCCTTCTCACTACTGGCGCGAGTACTCCATTGAATGGCCAACCGACTGGACCACACTTCGAGACCGCATGCGGATGGAAGTCGAAATGCGACACGACCTGTACTTCTGCCCGCTTCTCTTCAAGAACCGACGCCGGCTGATTCCCAACGTGCAAGGCTCGAGCGTCGCGTTCGCTGACTGTGACGAAGCACCGCTCCCGTTCGATCCCGAACCCACAATCCTGGTGGAGAGCAGCCCCGGTCGTCATCACGCGTACTGGATGCTAACCGCTGAGGTGTCACCCCCTCGGGTCGCAGGCATCAACAAGCATCTCGCTGATTTGAATGGCTTCGACCCCGGAGGATGGGATCTCACTCAAGTGCTTCGCGTGCCGGGCTCGTACAACTTCAAGTACGATCCGGCGCCGAAGGTCCACGTTGTGGACGCCGATCTCGATCGCGTGTACGATCCGAGAGATTTCCCCGGAACTGATGAAAACGTAGTGCTGCTCAGGCGTGGAGCTCCGGTTCTCAGTGAGCCGGTGTATCGAGCACTCGTGAAGGATGCGAGGAAACGCCTGAACGGCCGAGGGCGCCATCTCCTGCGAGCGGAACCACACTTGGTTGATGACCGCTCCGCTCGGATCTGGGAGTTGGAGAAGATGCTTGCACTCGCAGGGTTCACAGCCCTGCAGGTCTACAACCTCGTACGAAACACGCCGATGGCCCGGTCGAAGTACGAGGAGCGGACGGATGGAGAGCTCAGGCTATGGCAAGAGGCGAACAAGGTGGTCGCCAAGTACTCACCGGACTTAGAGTCCAGTTGATCAAGGATCGTTCCCGACGCGGAACGGTCATGAGCCACGCCACGTTGGAGAAGTTCAAGCGCGGTCCCCGGTGGAAGAAGTACCGGGACATGGTTGCGGTATTATGGGACTGTCCAGACCCCAGTGCGGACGGGACGATAGCTAGCATCACGTTCGAGAAGATGAGGGATCTGGTCGTGGAGGGCAAAGATGTCAGAGTTACACCAAGATCGGGAAGCAGTTAGGGAGCAAGCACTACTCGAAAGCCTGTTCTCACTTGAGGATGTCATGACCGGTGAGTTCCAACCACCGGAGTGGCTCGTGCACAACATCTGGCAGAAGGGCGCGTACGGATTGGTCTCTGCGCCTCCGAAGTCGTTCAAGTCATACCTGATGATGGATCTCGCTGTGTCAGTCGCATCAGGCACGCCGTTCCTCGGTCACTTCACAACCTTGGTTGACGGGCCTGTCATGCTTGTGGCACGAGAGGACACGATCGAGAGCTTGAAGGCTCGGGTCTCCAAGATCCTAGCGAGCCGAGGACTTCTCGGCAAGATCAGACACACTGAGAAGGGAATCGTGTTCGAGCCCGAGAAGCGACCGCCGATCTGGTTCTACACCGGGCCGCTCGATCTCGGCCGAGATAAGGACCAGGCGTTCATGGAGCGGATGATAGCCACGAAGGTCGAACCCGAACTCGTAATCTTCGACCCCTGGTACCGACTCTTCCCGACAGTGAACTTCAACGAGGCTCGCGAAGTTCAGCCGGCGTTGGACTGGTTGAGCTTTCTCGCTCGATCGCAGGACACCGCACTCGTGTTGGTCCACCACACCAAGAAGGCTCGAGACGATGGAAGGCGCGGAGCGCAGACGCTCGGAACCATCATCTTCTGGGGGTGGGTCGAGAACGCGCTGTACATCAGCCGCCCGGACGGTCGGTACTCGAAGATCGAAATGGGCCGCGAGTTCCGCTCGGTCAACTCATCCAGTGGAATCAAGGTGGACCTAGAGCTCGGCTCGACCTTCAACCTGGAGTATTCGGCGAAGATCACGGAAGGCCCGGCTTCGGCCCGACAACTCCAGAGGGGGATGGCGAAGAACCTCAGTCACGAGGAACTTGGCTACTACATGAACATTCCCGACACTCAGTTGGACCACTTCCTCGCCCTACACGGCGTAACCCTGTAGCCAAGGGGGGTACAGGATGGCGAGACAACCGGAATTTGTATCTTCAACAAACGTGACGAGCATCACCCCCGCAGCTGTATACGCCGAAAGGAAATCGTGGTAGAATCAATGTATCTAACATCGGAGGTTGAAAACATGGCTACAACCAAAGAAGCAACAACGAGGACCAAACGACAGCGAAGGTTCGAGCGCGAGCTCAACCGCACCCGGCTCTTCCTGAGCAACGGCGAACTCCCCATCGACGGACTGGCCTCCCCGAAGGCTACCTTCCGCGGAGAGCGAACTGTGAACCTCTTCTCGGCCGCCGACCACATCCGAGTCAGCGACCCCAAGACGGGAATCATCTCCAAGGTCGAGTTCAGCGACGGCGAGACCCGGGCATACGCTCAACTCCTCGGCTTCCGCACAGCGGTCCAAACGGCCTTCGGCGAAGAAACCTACAAGAAGATGCGACAGGTTACGAAGGGGAGCTAACGGTGAACTACCGAGAACTCTTCATACTCGCACACAATCGAGCCTGCCCCAAGTGTGGGGCAGAGCTCGCGGAGTACGAGGCCGACCGAGTCGACCAGTTCTTCTGCCTGAACCTGGAGTGTACCCAGTGCGACTTCATCGGGACACTCAACTTCGAGGCAGTGAGCTTCGACCCGCTCGACGACAACGCGAAACCAGATGGCCCACTGGGCGAGTACAACGCAACGACCCTGGAGAACTCGATGGACTACCTCCTTGGAGACATCCACGAGTGGAAGGAGGGAGTAGCCGACCTACACGACGAGATTCAACCACGAGTCGCTCAACTCCAAGTGGAGATCGAGAGGCTGGAGAACATCATCCACGGGATCCGCGGCGCGGCCCGCGCACAGGAGGTTGAAGATGGCAGTACAGGTACCAGCTAAGGTTCACCAACAACTGGAGGCTATCCGCCAGAGCGGCGAGATCAACATGCTGGACAGGAACGGGGTTCAGTTCATCGCGAACCGCGAGGAGTACTACGAGCTGGTCGTCTGGATCGAGGATAACCGAGACGCATACGCGCAGGGTATCTTCCACGGCTTCGAAATCGCGGAGGAGGGGGCTTAGGCCCCTTCCCCCGGGGAGGTTGAGAACATGGCCCGAACTGCACCCGAGGACAGGAAGCAATTCTTCGCCCAGCTCCACACGATCCAAACGCGGATCGAGGAGCTGCGCTCGGTAAGCGTCCAGGAACTGAACTACCAAGCCCAACAAGTAATGCGCCAAGCGGGAGAACCAGAGCTGAGCTCCTTCGTCACGGAGCCCGACGACATGATCGCTTACATCGTCGGAAACGAGTTCTCTGGAGTAGCACTGGCAAGATGGGGTATGATTCGCAATAAGGGAGGTTGAAGAAGCATGGCCAAGACCGAAGCACAACTACTCGCGGGACGAGTCCGGAAGCTGGCGCGGAAGGCTCTCTCGAAGGAAATCATCGACACCGCCATCCAGACGGTAGTCGACCAGGAGACCCAACATCTCATCATCACCTGTGGTTCTGCCAAGCAAGCGAAGAGGCTGTTCGCGTACTTCCAGAAGCAGGAGCTCTGGTGTGAGGGTGCAGTGCCCGCACCAACCGAGCCCAAGGGGATCGAGCTCTGGCTCCCTGAGGGGCCGCCCCCGCCGAGCAAGCGGGCGCGGAAGAAGAAGAAGGGGCCAGAACCCATCGTGGATGACAACCCCCAGATTCCGCTCGAGGAAGAATCGGAGTCGGGAATCGCTTACCGCAAAGTCATCGTCTCCCGGCACGGCGATGCTACCACACTCACCAAGGTTGCCATCATGAAGATCGACCTCGAGACCCACCACATCCTCGAAGTCCACCTCACCGGCGAGAACTCGAACCATCCCATCCCCCGCAAGGCGTGGAAGCCCTACATCGCACAGATCATAGACATGGACGACTGGACGAGCCGATTCAACTTCGTCTACCACCCGATCCCGTTGACCGAGGATGAGTTCTCCGCGCAGAAGATCGGAGCTGCCTTCTCGGTCTACAAGAAGGGACACGGCCCAGTCAAGGCGAAGAAGAAGAGCTCCAAGAAGGTGAAGAGGGGGCAGAGCTAATGGCCACGCACAGGAAGACGGTGCAGAGAAGGAAGCAGCCACGCGATCGAGCCGAGTGGATCCGCTGGAAGGATCGACTGGATGACGCGCTAACGGCCCGCGTGGGAGCCGGAATGAACGAGCTAAGCGGTTACGACTACGGCAACATGTTCGATCGCGGGTTGACGGTGGAGCAGGCAGCTGAGTACATCAAGAACAGCGAGGCGATGAGGTAATGGCCGAGAAGAAAGAAGAGGGGAAGAAGAAACGCCAGGATCCCACCACTCCCCACGTGGGATACTCATCAATGTCGAGATGGCAGTCGAGGATTACCACCCTCCTCACTGAGAATGTATTCCCGGAGGAGAAGCTTCTCCGCCTTCTTGCCCGGATGGAAGATCAGTGCGTGTTCGATGCTTGGGTGGCCGCTTCCGTTGGAGATTGGAAAGTTGTGGTCGAACGGATGGCTGTGGTCGACCTGGTCGAGGAGGTGCGAAAGAATGGGGCGGAAATACTTCTCTAAGCTCCCTCCGTTCAAGTATCAGAAGCGGGCGCTGCGTCGGTTACTCCGGCGCACGCGCACTGCTCTGTTGCTCGAACCTGGGCTGGGGAAGACGAAGATCGCGGTCGACTACTGCGGCTGCCGTGAACTCAAGTGGAGCAGGCCGATTCGCGTAGTTGTGGTCTGCCCCCTGAGCGTCGCGGGCGTCTGGGAAAACGAATGGGCTGCTAATTGCCCTTATGAGTACGACCTGGTGAAGCTCACCTCAGGGTCATTCCAAACGCGTTTGAACGCCCTCTTAGAGCTTCACAGGAGCAAGACTCGGCGAACGAAGATCGCGGTTATCAACTATGACATGCTGTTGAAGATGCGCGAAGCCATTGGCCGGTTCGCTCCCGACATCCTCATCTTCGACGAGTGCCATCTCATCAAGACCCCGAACGCGAAGCGAACCAAGGCAGCGTACGCACTCGGTCGCAATGTACCCGAGGTGCTGATGCTGACGGGAACTCTGATCACGAAGAATCCGCTCGACGTGTTCAGCCAGATGCGGATGGTGGCGCCGGAGGAGACCGGTACTCGGTTCTCCGATTTCAAGGACTACTACGTGGTGTGGGGCGGGTTCCAGGGTCGGCAGCCCATTGGCTGGCGGCACATGGACGAGCTCAGTGCAATCATCAAGCGCCACTCGGTCATCATGTCGCGGGCGGAGGTTCTTCCCGACTTGCCGCCACAGAGATTCCAGGTTGTGCCGGTGGAGGCGACAGGCAACACGAAACGCATGTACGACAAGATGGTGGACGAACTGTTGATCGAACTGGACTCTGGCGAGATCGTGACTGCCGCCAACGTCCTTGCTCGATCCCTCCGCCTCTGTCAGATCACAAGCGGATTCGCGAAGACCGAGGGCGACGAGCTCAGAACGCTTGGCGACGAGAAGATGAGAGCGATGCGTGAGCTCCTGTACGAGTGGATCGTCGAATCAGACCAGAAGGTCGTAATCTTCTGCCGCTTCATCTGGGAGATCGAGCGCCTGATCGAGATGTGCATGGAAGAGTTCGACACGACGCCGTCGGTCATGATGGGCTCGATTCCATCCGACCAGCGGCAGGAGGAGATCGACCTGTTCCAGAAGGGAGACCGCAAGGTCTTCATCGCTCAGTATCAAGCAGGCTCCTTGGGGATCACACTGACCGCCGCGTCGGTGGCGATCTTCACTTCGATGACATACAACTACGGCGACTTCAAGCAGGCCCAGGACCGGCTCCACCGAGTGGGTCAGAAGAACCCGGTGCTCTACCAGTACCTGCTGATGAGGGGCACAATCGACTACGGGATCTACAGCATGTTGAAGGACAAGAAGGCCATAGCGGAGGTGATGTGCGGACGTGGAGACAAGGTGGACAGAGCTCGGGTCAAGAGGTTCCTTGTCGGGGATGAGACAGAGCTCGAGTAGGGTAGAATCATTTCGAAGGAGGGCAACATGGCCGGACCCATCCGACAGATAGCTTTCAGCAAAGGACTCAAGGCTCGTGGAGGCAAGCTCCCAGGCCGGAACGAACCCTGCCCGTGTGGATCGGGGAAGAAGTTCAAGAAGTGCTGCCTCCAGGACGAGCACTTGATCAATCGCTTCAACAAGATCCCAAGGGGGTAGAATGGCAGCAATCATTGTCACTGGAATCGACAACACGGGCAAGTCAACGCTAGCGCGTCAAATCATGTCGCGCTTCATGTGCTCGTGCTACTACACTCACTCGATCGGGCCTTGCGATTCTCGGAAGCTTCGGGCCTGGAACATCAAACACATGATCGGGAGCGACGACGCCGTTGGAGTAGCGGTCATGGATCGGTTCTATCTCGCGGAGTTGGCCTACGGGCCTGTAGTGCGGGGGACGAACAGCTTCAGTCAAGTTGACATCAGGTTGCTGGATCGAGCGGCAGCGGCGGGACCGGTCTTCGTGGTCCTGGCCCACAGGCCGATGGAGAGGATCATGGAGACATACGCCGAGCGGGAGCAGATGGTTCCGCCGGCGAAGGCGCAGGAGACGCTGATGCTAGTACGCCGGCGGTACCGCACTCTAGTAATGGACCGCGCACGTACGAAGACTTTCAGCGAGGTTGCGGTGTACGACTGGGCACGGAACGACGTGGAGGAACTACTGGATCGGATCCAGAGCTGGGGCAAACGCAGGCTGGGCCGGAACCTAGAGACAGGAGGACGATAGCGTGAACATTCACGACTACAAAGAACCCGTAGTGCAGGACGGCGACGACCGCTTGGAAATGATCTTCGCCCGGCAAAGAGAACTCATTCGCAAGTACATCCCGATCGAGGTGGGCACTGGACTTCGCCAGTCCGAGAACTGTCCGGTCGACTTGGATGTGCCGGCGGATCAGCTCCAGTTGAAGGATGAAGCCTGGCGCGTGTCGGAAGAACTCGGTGAGGCGTTTGATGCTCGGTACGCACTCGGCCACAGCAAGGACCACGTGTGGGAGGAGTTCGCCGACAGCGTTCACTTCTTCATCGAGCTCTGTATCCTGTCCGGTGTGGACACGGGAGCGAAGCTTCTCGAGTTGATGCGCCAGAACCTGGACTACCGCTGGGAAGAGGTGGCGGGCGACGACCTGCTCACCGAGTGGTGGCTGGTTGCAGACGCGTTCCGAACCGAGGAGACGAAGGAGACGGCGAATTGCTCTCCGCGAGTTCAGTTCGCTCAGATGATGGGTTGCTTCACGTGGAAGCTCGGCGTGCTCATGAACAACCTGAAGTGCAAGCCGTGGAAGCAGACTCCGATCCTGACCGACAAACCCCAGTACCTGCGGGACCTTGCGGATGCAGCAGTTGCGTTCCTCGCGGTGGGCCTGGCGTTCGGGATGCAGTCGGATGACATCTTCAGCTACTACTTCCGCAAGAGCGAAGTGAACAAGTTCCGACAGGAGACGAACTACTAGGATGCTGAACATTCACGCACAGACTCTGCGCGAACTCTGGATGCAGACCAACATGGCTCTGTTCTGGAACACTGACAACTGTCATGACTACGCGCAAGGAGCGAGGCACTCCTCATTCCACAACGTGTTCACGGTCGAGTCTGCTGAGTGTGATCTTGATATCGGGCAGGATGCGGGTTACGTTGGCTTCCGCTTCAACAAGCTGATGACCGACTACCTCGTGCCGGATCAGGTGAGAACTTGGCTGGATGAGATCGAACGCGATGCTCAGAAGAGTTGGCCTTCGTTCGGGTACTCACTCCCGACGGTCGACAACAAGGGCCATCGCGGCGGGGCGTGCTTCATGGGATTCATCTTCAAGTTCGTTGGCGAGGTCCCACACCTCACATTCATCTCTAGGATGTTAGGAGCGCAGCGCGTGATGGTGCTCGATTGCTGCCTCCTCCATATCCTTTGCAAGGAGATCGGAGAGCGGATCGGATTCGACCCTAGCGATTTCCGTATACAGTGGTATGCAGACTCCGTGGGTATCAGCGCAACGTTCTTCCCCGTATTCCTAGAGCAGATGGGGCTTTGGGACATCTTCGAAGAAGAAGAGGCACCGCCGGACCACTGGGACATCTTCGAGTACTGGCGAGAGCGGTACGTGAAAGATCTCTCCAGTGTGAAGTTCAAACGGCTCCGCAGACATTACGAGATGTGGCAGCGGATCCTGAACGACAAACGGCGATCGACACCGATTACAGAGCTATCGCTCGCTCCGCTCTTCGACGAGAAGAGGCAGCGGCGTAGACTAAGATCGAAGCAAAAGAAGGAGGCAGCAAATGCGGATCTATGAGGGCTTCGGAGAAGCAGTATCGGACACCAAGCGAGATCTTGGTGAGATGGGAACTCGGGTACAATCAGCGTCCGTTCAGGACATCATGGTTGCCGGGAACCCCGAGCTTGAAGCGCAGTACCTGATGCGTGAGCTCATGTGGTACGGGTACACGGTGACCAAGCCGGCGGATACCATCCACGAGCTCAACCCCGTACAACCCTGGGCAGACGCGGAGATTGCCGAGCGCCTCTCGGAACAACCACTCAATCCGGGCGAGGCGTGGAAACATCGCGAAGAGTACTGGCAACAGTTCATTCACGACGGGGAGTTCGCTTACGCGTACCCCGAGCGGATGGCCGGGCAGATCACCCGAATCATCGAAGAGATCAAGGTGCGGCCCACTTCCCGTCAGCTCTGGATCCCAATCTGGGACCGCCAGATCGACGGCGAACGGATCGGCACCGCGGGCGGGAATCGTGTTCCGTGTAGCCTCGGCTATCACTTCATGATGCGCCTCGGCAAGCTGAACATGATCTACGTGATGCGCAGCTGCGACTTCGCCACGCACTTCCAGAACGACGCTTGGCTCGCAACCAAGCTGCTCTGTCACGTCGCCGAACAGACCGGATTTGAAGTCGGGGCGTTCTCGCACTTCATGTTCTCACTGCACGTGTTCCAGAAAGATGTGGCTGATGTCTTCTAACGGTCGCATCTCGCGAACTAAGATGTACCTGGATATCGCCGCCACAGTTGCCCTTCGGGGTAGCTGTGAGCGGTTATCCGTTGGAGCCGTCCTGGTGAAGGACAAGCACATGGTTTCTTCAGGCTACAACGGGTCTCCGTCCGGGATGCCCCATTGCTTGGATGTTGGATGCCATGAAGTTGATGGCCACTGCATCCGCACGGTCCACGCGGAAACGAACGCGATCGCACATGCTGCTCGCCATGGCATCGCAACCGAGGGGGCCACGATCTACGTCACGCACTTCCCTTGCTGGAACTGCGCGAAGATTCTCATGGCTGCGGGCATCAAGAAGCTGGTCTATCGTTACGAGTACAATGGCCCACTCGTACAACATACGGAGTCTGTCCTTCGGCAGGTAGGAGTTGTGGTACTGGATGAGCGACAAGCCCAAGAAGAAGAAGAAGTGGAGGCATAAGAACTGCACCGCCTGCTCACTCTGGGAAACGGCGGAGACGGTCTGCCTCATGGGCAAGGGCCCCAAGCCCGCCCGAGCAATGATCGTAGGCGAAGCTCCCGGCAAGCGAGAGGATGAGATCAACCGGCCCTTCTCCGGGCGAGCCGGCGAACTTCTCGATCGAGCGCTCGAGCTTGCCGAGCTGGATCGGGATGAAATCTACATCACCAACGTTGTTCACTGTCGACCGCCGGCGAACCGCACTCCAGACAAGGACGAGCGAAACATCTGTCGAGACCTGCATCTCGCACGAGAGATCAAACGAGTGAAGCCCGAGTTCATTCTTGCTCTCGGCAACACAGCCTACAAGGCACTACTCAATCCGCGCGGCGGGATCATGAAGAACCGGGGAGTGGAGACCCACAGCGAGGAATGGGGTTGCACGATCCTCCCGACCGTCCATCCCGCGCTGATCCTTCGTGATCCCCGTCACGCGGATGATTTCATGCGAGATGTAGTTCGCTTCGCCAAGCTCCTGAACGGCGACATCGACAAGAACGAGCTGGAGAACTTGGAAGTCCGCATCGTGCGGGACATCGATGAAGCGATCGAATGGTGCGACTACTTTGAACACAGTGACCACAGAGGTCAACCGATCGCGTACGATGTCGAGACGACAGGACTTGATCCATACGACCCAGAGGGCCGAATTCTATCAATCGGCCTAGCGTGCATGGATTCAATCGTTGTCTTCCCCCTTGAGACGAAGCGTGGACTTGCTCCAGAGATCTACCCCAGGCTCAACCTGCTGTTAGGAGGAGGGAAGTTGAAGCCGGTCGCGCACAACGCGAAGTTCGACGACAAGTGGCTTCTCACTCGCAGAGTTCACTGCCGACCGGTCTTCGACACGATGTTGGCCGCGCACCTCCTGGACGAGAACCGCAGAGTGGGCCTGAAGCAACTGGCTCGCCGCCTGTGCGACGCTCCGAACTGGGATGCGGGAATCAACTTCAAGCAAGGAACTCCGAAGCTGTCGAAGCTCTTACCCTACAACGGGTATGACGCGTACTACACGCTTCGCCTCTACGCGATCCTCCGAACCGAGATGGTTCAGGACAAGAAACTGGCGAGGGCGTTCCAACAACTCCTGATGCCTGCCTGCCGAGTCTTCCGCTACATCGAGAATCGCGGAGTCTGGGTCGACCCTGACAAGCTCACTGCGGCCCGTGCCTCTGTGGAAGGTGAGATCGCGATGGTGGAGGAACGGCTGAGTGAGTACGGGGAAGAAGTGAACTGGAACTCACCCCAGCAGGTCGCGAGGATCCTGTTCGACGAACTGCAACTACCGCTAGCCTCGTTCACTAAGTCCGGAGCCCCGAGCACATCGGAAGCGGTTCTGATAGCGCTCAAGGACGAACATCCAATTGTCGAGGATATCCTGGAGTTCCGCAAGTGGCGCAAGTACCGAACGACGTACCTGACGCCCTGGTCGGAACAGGTAGATGCAAACTCTAGGCTCCATCCGAGATTCAAGCTTCACGGCACGGTTACAGGCCGACTGTCCGCTGAGAAGCCCAATCTCCAGCAAGTGCCGCGCGACCCATTCATCCGCGGATTGATCGGCGCGCCCCCGGGCTGGTCGTTCATTCAGGCGGACTTCTCGCAGGTTGAATTGCGCGTCGCTGCTGCACTTGCCCAGGAGCCGACTATGATGGAAGCGTTCAGGAACGAGGAGGACTTGCATACGCTAACAGCAATGAACATTACGGGGAAACCAGCAGAGAAGATCACGAAGCAAGAGCGGAAGAAAGCCAAAGCTGTGAACTTCGGTTTCCTGTACGGGATGGGAGCTGCGAAGTACGTGGAGTACGCGAAGACCTCGTATGGCCTGGACGTCACCCTTCCGGAGGCAGAAGCAATCCGACAACGATTCTTCGATGCCTACCCTCGGCTCCTCGATTGGCACGAGGAACAACGCGAGGAAGTCAGGGAGCACGGGCAGATCCGAACTCTGTTCGGTAGGATCCGCCACCTGCCGGAGATCTTCTCACATGATTACAAGCAACAAGGTGCGGCAGAGCGGCAAGCGATCAACACGCCTGTTCAGAGCGTGGCGAGTGATCTGACCTTGTGGGCTCTGATCCGATTGGCCAGCGCGTATCGCCCTCGCTCACAGAGTGAAGAGTTCCGACTCGTGGGCAGCGTGCATGACGCGATCCTCTGCGAGGTTCGCTCGACCGAGATTGACTGGTGGGTCGACCTGATCAAGGAGACGATGGAGAATCTGCCGACTGAGGAAGTCTTCGGCTTCGACCTCGGCATCCCAATCAAGGTTGACATCGACGTGTCCCAACACTGGGGCCTGGACGACTAAGGAGGGCGATATGGCAAATGCGGCGCTGAGAACTTCATACTCCGCCCTGAGCAAGTACGCGCAATGTCCGAGGAAGTATTACTGGGGCCAAGTGCGGCGCCTGCGGCCGGTTGCGAAGAAGGATTCTCTGGCACTGGGTTCAGTTGTCAGTGATACCTTCGAGCAACTTGCGGGGGGCACTAAGCTCAAGGACCTGGACAAGAAGCCATGGCGACGACTGGGCTTCACTACCGAAATCATCCGAACAGGCATCGACCTCGTTCGTGACTACCGGTGGCACTACAAGAAGAGCCCGTTCGAAGAGATCGAGGGAGCCACAGAGCTCAAGCTGGAGATCCCCATCGAGGACCTGAACATCGTGCTCGTCATCAAGGTAGATACACTGATGCGGCACACCGGCACGGGCCTCACGTGGATTGTGGAACGGAAGACGTCCGGTCGGATGCCGAAGGAACCACTACCCACTTGGTTCCTCCAGGCGGGGATGTACCACATCGGGCTGGTTGCTGCGGCGGGTGAGTACGAGGTGGGAGATCTGGGTGGAACCATCTTCGACATGATTTCGACTTCGACCCGCAAGCCGCCGAAGATCCTGAAAGCCGGTACCGTCTCCCAGTCCAAGGGCGACAAGGTCTATGGCTTCGAGGTCGTCAGAGCGATCAAGGAGACCGGAGGCGACCTGGCGGAGTACAGAGACTACCTGCGCTTCCTGCGGCAGGATACTCGACTGTACCACCGTTTCAAGATGAAGTACACGGAAGCTGAACTTGGTTACGTGCTGGACTGGATCAAGGTCATTGTGGCTGCGATCCGGCGGGACAAGACGTTCTACCCAGCATGGAACTACAACTGCAACTTCTGCGAGAACTTTCCACTCTGCGAGGCTGAACGCAGCGGCGTGGACGTGGATGATGTAATCGCAACACAGTTCACAGTAAGAGAGAAAGGGGGTGACAGGAAATGAAAGCAAGCGAGATCGCAGCACGGATCCAACCGGTAACCGAGCAAGTGTTCAAGAACATGAACATCCTGCTCTACGGGCCGACCGGGTCGGGCAAGACGACGCAGTGTGCGACTCTGCCGAAGGTGCTCATCATCGACACCGAAGACGGGACCCTGTCTGCGGCTCAGGTGGACAACGGCGCCCAACGGTTCGGGGTTGAGACCTGGGAGGACTTGAGCTACATCATGGCCTACCTGGAGTCTCAGGAGCACGGTTTCAAGTCAGTCGCGTTCGACACGATGTCATCGCTCGTAGACTTGGGCTTGGATTACGTCAAGCGCGAGCTGAACGGGCTTACTGATCCGGATGAAATGATGGCAACTCAGCTCCAGGATTGGGGCAGTGTCTCGGCTCTGCTGAAGCGCCTGATCCTTCAGGCCAAAGCACTGCCGATGCATACCATCTTCACGTGTCACGAGCGGTACCTGAACGAGGATGGTCGAGTGTCGGGCATCGTCCCGGATCTGCCGCCGAAAGTCCGCAACGCATTACAAGCGGCTTGCGACTTCATCGGATACTGCAAAGTGCTGGACGGCGAAGAGGAAGAACCGCGGTTCATCACAGCCTTCCATCCCCATCCGATGTTGAAGACGAAGGATCGACTCGGTCTGTTCCCGCGGCCGATTGAGAATCCCAACCTCTCCAAGGTCCTGCGCAAGATCCGGAAGAGCAGGGAGGGCAACGCTGAAGCGAAGCCGAAGAAGAAGTCGGCAACGCGCAAGAAGAAGAGTTCCAAGAAGGAGGCCTAGCGCATGGCAACGAAGAAGACCGGTACCAAGAAGAAGTCCACGAAGAAGAAGAAGTCCACGAACCTCGGTTCTGACCTGCTGATCGGCAAAGGCAAGGGCGGAGCCCAGGAAGTCTTCATCCCCCGGCCGGGATTCCAGCTCCTGCCTGAAGACGACTACGTCGTCGAGGTTGTGAACTGCGAGTGGGACGTCACGCAGAGCAACAACAAGTGCCTGCGGTGGAAGCTGAAGGTTGTCGGCGGTGAACACGACGGCGCCACGCTCCTCCACACAACCACGCTGACCGAGAAGGCGATGTGGAAGTTCACTGAGTTCCTCGTGGCCTTGGGTGTGGAACTGGATTACGACACCGGCAACACCATCGACCCGGATGAGTACATCGGGCTCGAGTGCGGTGTCTCAGTCATCGTCGACACGTGGAAGAAGAAGGAGCGGAACAAGATCGACTCCTCCTATCCGCTTGACACGGAGAACGACAGTGAGGACGAAGAGGAAGATATCCTCGCCAAGCCCAAGAAGAAGCGGAAGAAGAAGAAGGCTGCTCCGGTCGTCGAGGAGGAAGAAGACGACGAAGATGAGGAGGAGGAAGAGGACGAGGAAGAGGACTCCGACGAATCCGACGAGGATGAGGACGAGGAGGAGGACGAGGATGAAGAAGAGGAGGATGACGACGAGGACGGCGTGGACGTCGATGAAGACGACATCTAGCGCGTAAGCGCTTCAGCGACGAGGGGAGGCCCCACCGGCACCGGGGTCTTCCCCTCCCTCTACTACTATGAAAGAATCACAGTACCAGAAGAAAGTACTCAGAAAACTCCGAGCCCGAGGGGGGTTCTGGATCAATGTGCACGGCGGTCCCTACCAGATGGCGGGGCTTCCGGATATCATCGGGTGCCGGGATGGCCAATTCTACGGGATCGAACTCAAGGTCGGGGACAACAAGCCCAGCGACCGACAGCTCTGGATCCTAGCCCAGATGTACCTCTGCGGCGCAATCGTAGATGTGGTCTGGGATAGCGTAGAGGACGCACTCGCGGTACTGGAAGACAACCACAAGCCACACAAGGCGATTCGCCGATGGGTGAAAAAGGTGGAGAAGCTGATGGAGGAGGAAAACGCTGATGACTAACGCTAGACATCAATACGCCTCGTTCCCGCGTGAGATCTTCACGCTGATCGGAAAACGAGGCACATCGCCGGAGGACAAACAGAAGGAGGAGGCCAAGCACCTGTTGGCTGACATCCTCCGAACTCTGATCGAGGTGGGGCCCACCGGGGGCTTCATCTATCTAGACGACCCCGCACCGCAAGTCTTCTACCGATTGTTCGAGATCTTCCTCGGCTCGGAATGGGAGAACGACTTGAACTTGGGCTCGTTCTGGATTCGCGATTGGAAGCGGGATCTTGAAACGGGGACGACCCCACGGTTCCAACTGATGACGGTGCTGTATCAACTTGGAGAGATCGCGGCGTTGGATATGGAAGGCCTGTTCGAGGAAGCGTCGAAGCAGGTCAGTCTGTCGGCGCCGGTCGAAGCAGCGCTACATGAAGTGTGCTGTGGGGGCAAGGATCCCAACACTCTGGAGCCCGGCATGAAAGCTGCGCTGTTGGAGAATGGTTTCCTGATTCGTGATGCCCGAGAACAGGGCTACTCGATTACGGCTCGTGCTCGGTTCCGCTCCTCCATAACCCAGACCAGGCCTGCGGTCGAGCCGAGACCAGCGCCCACTCAGGACAAGCCAAAGAAGAAGAAAGCCAAGAAGAAACCTGGTAAGGTAGTGAACACCGGCAAACTTCTCGCACGGCTTGAAGAGTATCGAGAAGAGCTAGGACTGTCAGCCGCCGAGTTCGCCCGCGACATCCTTGGTGTGGAACCGCGGACGTACCGCTCGATCAAGCGGGGTGCGAAGAGTCTGGGCCAGAAGCGTGCGGCGGAATGGTTGGACGTACTACCCAAGTAACAGAGAAGGGAGCGGCTTCCCCTGAGCAACCTCCCGGTGAGGGCGAGTCCGGGATAGGGGTTACCGCTCCCAATCGTATGTGAGATGTAACGAGCTCCTGGTTCTCCGCTCCTCGATCACCCAACCGAGTAGTTAGACCAGGAGAGCGTAGCTTCGATAGATTTCCTCCTTCTAGTGGATCAGTGTGATCGCGATTCCAGCGATGGCAGACAGCGCCGTCGTCAACATCAGAATGACCAACGCCCATTGCTGACCTCGAATTGTTTTCAAGTGCCCGTTCTGGATCTTCTGGTAGTTTTCGAGATTCATGACACGTACTCGCATCTCGACTCCTATCGGACAAGTGGTAACATGTTCGCGGCGTTCTGGTCCTTCATAGTCGGGAGTCTTCACAATCACTTCGGTCGGGTTTGTCATTGTCCGTCGTCTCCTGACTCAGTATTTCGCGTTATGCTCCCAACCCTTGACCTTGAAGTCCTGGGCTTGAAGCGTCACTGCATTGCCGGATGGGTCGGTGGTTCCCGCATCCACAACACCGCGGATCACGATGGGAATCCCGTCCTTCTCGTAGCCTGTACCGCGGTTGGAGTCGTAACCATGGGGGATATCCCAGAGGTCCGTCCACGTCCAATCGCCGTTGGCCTCGATCGTACCGGTGGCGGGAACATCCACGTCGCCAGTTCCATCATCCGCATGCGTGTAGTCGGCCGTGACCGCCACACCATTGCCGGGAGCCGAGGCGAACTTGATGTGTCCGTCCTTGTAGCAGATCCAGTAGTCCGTGTTTCGGGTCTGCGTCGTTCCACCAACCTTCACGGTCTCGGAGCCGGGCTTGACCCACTTGTTGTCCAGATCGAACTCGGTCTCCACGTCGTCGCCCGTGCCGACTGCTTCAGCAGTCTCTGCGTGCTCCACGGGTTTCGCTACGTAGAAGTGCCACTCATTCGCGGCATCGTCGTCTGGGTCTCGCTGATTCGAGCCAGTCTCGATCGGGGATCCCTGCACCGACGTGTAGTAGTAATCGTTCGACACGTGGATCTCCTGAGCGTAGATGACTTTGTTCTTGCCTTCACCGTCGGTAGCATTGAAGGTGTCGGCGGCCCAGATCGGGTCGTAGCCCGATTCATACATCGCCTTGTCCTTCGAGAACTCATCGGTGAGGGCTGCGTCTCGGAACAGCTTCACGTTCTCAGCCATTGCTTCAACCTCCTACTGCTGTGGGATCGTTGGTGACTTGGAAGCTGATTGGCTCCTTGAACCCGTCACCGCTAACTTTGCCCGCGAAGACTACGTAGTAAGTTCCGCTGCTGAAGGTCGACGTGTCGATCTTGTAGCGGTATTCCCCCGCGAGCTCTTCCCAGAAACTTGTGTCTGGAGCTGGCGTTACCCCCTGGAAATCAGGCAGGGCCTCCAGCTCGCCGTTGTCCTTCAACTTGTAGATGCTGGCTGCCATCTCTTCAGCCGAGGTCTGTAGGTCATCCCAGTCTTTCGTCTTGAATGTAACCCTACAGCTGTTCCCCTGCATGAAGGGGCCTGATACTTCAGTTGGCATCGCGCACCTCCCAGAGTCGTTCGAGTTTCTCAATCACCGCTTCACGGCCCAGGATCTCCACTGTCTTCTCACGCGTGAGTAGCTCGGTCACGTCAATCCGAGCCATCAGTTCGATCTGCGAATCTCGAGACATGATCTCCACTTTGCTCTGCAGCTGGTCCCATGTTTCGAGGTCTACTATCTGACCGAGCTTCGCCAGCATATCAGCGGTCTGCTCGTGAAGAACGGCCAGTCGAATCGCTATCTGCCATCCGGCGTGGCGGTTGAACTTGAAGTGCGCCAGATCCACGTTCATGTCTCCAGCGCCGATGTCATCGATGCTCCAATACATCGCCGTTCGCAGATCCGCCGTCGCGTGCTTCCAATACCACAACGGTGAATGTGCAAGATCGGCGTGGATGTTGCTGCCCCAACCGCCCTCCATGCCTGTCCAACCGGAGCGCGCCATGAGCTGGATATCTGTGGGCGGGTCATCCACCCAAGGCTCTCCTGTGTATGGGTCGTTGTAGGCGCGGAGAATGATCTCCCGTGGGTCTCCACCGGCTTGGGGCACAGTTACCACGCGCGGTCGGAGGAGGCGAGTCAGCGATAGCATATCGACTTGAATGGACATGTCCTCTAGTGCCAACACCAGGTCTGACTTGATGTCTGCCAATGCGGCAGGGTCCCAACTCTGGGCCAAGTCGGCGAGCAGGTCCACGACCCCTTCTCGTTCTATCCTAGCGTCAGTGAATACATCCGAACCGTTCTCTTCTTCCCAACGACGCAGCCAAGCGCGGAGATCGACCGTTCCGGTGGTGGCTCGGATCAGGTCAGCCTTCAGGTCATGTGTGAACTCCACGTTGGTTTGTAGATCCGTGAGGATGTCAACGATGCCCGCTTCGTACAGCTTCAAGAGCTCGGCGAGTAGATCACTCTTCCCCGCCTCGTCCTTGAACAATTGCAGGTAGGACAAGAGATCCACCGCTCGCTCGTAGAATCGGGAGAGGTCAGCCCTCAGGTCGATGGCTCGTTCTACCGAGCGAGTAAGATCCGCCATCATGTCGTGAGCTTTCTCGATCAGCCGCCGCGCATCGGTGTACACGTCTGCAATGTTCTCTACTTGAAGCGGAGCATGAGTAAGAAGATCACCCACGTTCTCGGTCATTCGAGTCGCTGTAGTGAGAAGATCCACAGGATGTTCAATCGGGCGGCCCAGATCGGCGAACAAGTCGCAGAAAGCCAACTCGATGGCGTCTTGTACGCCAGCTGCGAGTTCGATGTCCTGTGGATCGGATGTTGCGAAAGGTCGGGCCTGTAGGGTGATTGCGCCTGGTCCAGGGAACTGGGCATCAATGACCTTCACGAATGTTTTGACATCGTGGTAGCTGATGGGGTTCAGGTTGAAGTAGGTTCCCGTCTTGACATCCACGGATTGGATCCCCGCGGTCAAGTCTCGCTTGGCCCACACCCGCAGATCTGCATAGCCTCGAACTTGGATCGGCGTCACCTTGAACTCTGCCCAGTCGCTCCAGTCGCCCCACCCATCGGCGTTCTTGAATCTGATCTGCCACTCGTACTCCCACAGACCAGCGGCATCGAGCCAGTCGCCCGAGTACGGGATGTCTGCACACCGACCGCCCGACGCGAAGTTTTCGATGTCGATCTCTCCCGACCGCCACCAGCTTGTCAGGAATGCGAAGTCGTCGATGTTGATCTCGGTCGTGTCGTCATCCCATCGCATCGCCGCGAGAGGGTCATCCCAGTCAGCAACAGAGCCAGATCCATCCTGAGCGAGATCCCAATGATTCTTCGTGTAGATGTCGAGGTCGTCTGTCTTCGGAATGCTGATGATGTCCTGCTTGTACCACGATCCATAGCTGATTCCGTTCGTCACGAGGTAGATCGAGTTCAGCCTGACATCGTCGTAGTAGTAGTATATGTATCCCCACGCCGGGGACGATCCATTCTCCCCGTAGAGGTAGCATTGGTTGTAGCCGGATTCGTTGACCCTGAACCAATACCGGAAGCGTCCAGCCATTCCGAGCGTATTCGGAAGGCGATCGCCCCATTCGAGATCGTCGATGTAGATGTGAACCGACTCATCAACGGCCGAGATCTGACAGAAGACCTCCTCTGTGATGTTGGCCGTGTACCGCCCCTTCACGAAGTACGAAGTCCCGTCGAGTGTGAGCATGAACCATGAGTTCGATTCCCCGAACGGAACGCCCATCCATGCCACTCGAAGCTCGTGCCACGCGCTTGCGTTCATGCTGCAGATCGTCACGTAGCTCGATCCATTGTAGAAGTCCAGATTCCCGTTGTAGAAGCGAATGATCCCGATGTTCGACCAGGAGTCATCTGCATCTCGAGGCCGCGAGTAGAGATAGACGCGCCTCTGTCCTGTCCCTGCGACGTAGACTCGCATGCGAAGCTCGCCGCCCCCTGCGACTGACGCTCGATCAGCGAGAGGAGCTTTCCACACCCCGTTCGGACCACCTGAATCGTAGGGTAGCTTCACGGCGTAGGTTCCTGCGTACTTCTGCTCAGTTGTGATCTCGGCGCCACCCGCTGTGTCCCACGTACTCGGAAGCGTCCCCCCCTCGAAGTCTTCTGAGACGATCGCATCCGGATCCCCGTGTGTCGCGATCGGATCACCGTTCGAGATCCTCCAGTACGTGTCACCACCAGTTTCAGGAATGTAGAGACTCGCGGATCCATTCTTCTTGTTGACGGTGTCGCGTGTCATCGGCCCCGACCAGTAGTCTTGCAGAGCAGTGTCTTCGAAGTCGTCCTCGACGTGCTTCTTGAAGACGCGGATCTCTGCATGCGTGATTGTTCCACCCGAACCGCAAACCGCCGAGAGCGCAGGACGAAGCGAACCGACCGCTTGAGGATCAGTCAGTCCGTCACACAGTAGACTCGTAGGCTTACCGGGTACAGCCACGTGATATGCCTCCTTGGGGTCGATGTGGGTCTTGATGTCTCCACCGATGGTTTGCTCGTTCGGATCCACGAAGCAGACCGACACCTTGCCGGGCTTTCCTGGAATGGTGATGTTGCACTGTCCATCCTCATCAGTTCGGTTGCACCGGATGAAGCCAGTCACATTCCGGGAGAGCACGGTGTCATGATCATAAGTCAGGGTAGGCAGATTCTCACCGGCTGCCGTTTCCGCGATCTGTTGCCAGATGTAGTTCTCGGAGAAAGCCATCACGAGTGCGCCGGCCATCAGGTTGGATTCGTGGTCGCGTACTTCGGTGATCATGAGGATCCGATCCGTCCAGACCTCGAGGGAGATCGAGTATTCCGAGTACAGCTGGGGACTTCCGTTGACTCGGAACCGAGCTCGGTAGTAGTATTCGTTCCCTTCCTTCAGCGTAGTGGGGTCTGTCCAGTCGGTCGTGTCTGCATCTATCGTCTGAACAGGCCCCCACTCCCCTGCTGCTCCGAGCTTTCGTTCAATGATGATCTGATCAGCTTGAGGGTTGAACAGGAACAGGTCGAAGTCAAGCTCTACCGTGTTCTCATCTCGGGTGTCCTCTTCGAGTGCCGGGCAACACATAACACAGTCAGCGTACTGCAGGGCTACAGATGTACGGCCCTGCTTAGCCTGAATGCCTCCCGAAACCAGTTTCACTTCATCTTTCGCTGGAGCTTGGTAACTAGGCATTGATATTCACCCTTACTGAGTTTGCTGTCGACTCCTCTGCGGTGAAGACGGCGATCTTCTTGTCCACGGCTGCGTCATACTGCCCCGGCCCCAACGTCGGCAACGTGACAGAAAACTCTCCCGATCCATCCGTCGTCCCGGTCATGGCGAGATGCGGCGCCCACTTCGGAACGACCCACACCGTCACGCCAGCGGCCAACGCCCCATCCTTGTCTCGGACGACGCCGCTCACCTCAGTCTCTCCAATCGGAGCGTGGACCATGCCGCCCATGTCCGTACCCCCGCAGGACAGGAAGATCTCGCCCCGGAAGTGAAAGAGCCCATGGTAATGCGTGTACGCCCATTCTTGATGATCCGGAACCGTGTCCCAGGAATGCCACGTCTTGTTCGGGATGTCGAAACTGACGATCCACCTCTCCCGGCTTTGTGGGTAGGTCGTTCCGTCGTGGTTGGTGTAACCCGGAACGAAGACGATGTGGTTCCCCACCTGCTCGCCTGTACCGTACTGAAAGTACGTCGCTGCTGGCCCCCATGACGGATTCGGGAGTCCTCCGGTCTTGTAGGCAGTCCACGCATTCGCAACCGGATCGAACTCAAGGACCTTGTCCCCGTCGTAGGAACCTCCAGACTCCCCGATGACGTACACCTTCCCCCCGTAGACCCCGAATCCGATCTTCCCTTTGGAAGCCTCGAGATTGAATGACATGTCAGTCTTCTCGGTGTACGTGTCGGAGTCCCAGTCGTATTCGTACGTGAAGTAATCTGTGAAGCACAGGCAGGTAGAGCCGCTGATCTGCACTGCCTGAACATGCTGCGTATTCCCTTCATCGAAGAGGTTCAAGGCCGTCTCGGTTTCTGCCGCGAGATCGTACTCGTAGCAGTCGTCGTAGCTGTAGCTCCCGGATCGCCCAGCGAACGATCGCATCACATCCAAGTCAGGGCGGTAGATGTAGCCTCGGTAGATGTAGTTCCTCCCGATGTCGGTAGATATCTGAGTCCACGTGTCAGTCGATGGTTCCCATTCGTACCAGTCGTCACCCCGGAAGACCTGTAGTCGTCCGTTTGCACGTCGCGGGAACACGGCCCAGACCGTGTCACTCCCCAACGGGCTACTGACCATTCCACACCTTCGCCAGGATGCGGGATAGTTCTCAGCCATCTCACACCACCTTCACTGTTCCGGCGACCGCATCGCTCTCTGGCCACCCGATGATTCCGATCAGCTTCGCGGAAGACTGGGGTCCCGGCACCTCAAGAGAGAAGGTCCCGCTGCCAGCTTCCCCCGCGGCCCCGACGAATTGAGGATGCTCTAGCCCAATGGCGATCACGGGGTCCCCATCGACGTTGCCACCTGACTTGTTCTTGAGGGTTCCGGAAACCGTGACCCCTCTCGGCATGATCCCGTACCACGGGAAGTTGTAGCTCCCAGTGCCGGTCACTGCGGCAACCATGACAAGCATCCCCGCGCTCTCCAGAGCAAGGAGCCGAGGACAGCCATTCTCACCGTATCGAGTGCCCGTTGCTATCGTTCGGTACGAGGTCCATGTGTTGCTCGCCGGATCGTACCCCGAGAGATGACACTGCTCGCTGTTGATGTTGTCCCCCATCTTGTAGAGGATTCCGTCGAGGACGGCGCCGGTGCACCGCTGATGGGTGTCTGGACAGTTTGCTTTCGCCGTGAACGTGTGGGATGCCGGGTCATACTCATACGTTCGATTCGTGTCATCGTAAAGGTAGGCCCCATCTGCGATGTACGCCTTGCTGCCGATGACCCCTGCGCAGAAGAACGCGGCGTCGAACGGCATGTCGGTCTTCTCGGTCCATGATGGCACTGAGGGGTCAAACTCCACGAATCCGTTCCGGTCCCCGGATCCCTCAGGCATGAAGCACTTGTCCAGGGATGGGAAGTAGAGGCAAGCTGACTCATAGATGTTCGACGGAGGCTGGACGTCGGTCACTGCTGTCCACGTGTTCGCGCTCACGTCGTACCACTGGTACCTACTCAAGCCGTTGTACCCATCCATCACGAAGATCTGATCCGTCCCCGTGCGAAGGAAGGTCTGCAACATCGCCCTAGTCACGGAGCGCGCCATGTTTGCTCGTTCATGGCAGTACCCTTTGCCGAGGTACCCCGAAGATCGATTGAGGAACCTGATCCGGACCGCCTGATTCGCGAACAGGAAGATGTCATCCCCGTGCACGAAGGCTGCGCATTCCTCAGTCGGCGCAGCAGTCCCGGTTCCCCCTAGCTCATCAGGGCGACAGAGCGGGTACCAACGATTCACACTCCACCACATTGTCTCTGCCATAGCTCTTCACCTACCCGAGCGCGTCGAGAACTGCTTCGGTAAGCTCCTTCTCAAGAAGACGCGATACTCGCTGATCATGCCAGTAGTTGGCCTGTTCGATGGCTTCTTCCTCTCCCATAATCCCGCCTTGCGGGCTCTCGTACTGGAACTGCACGCACTTGCCATCCTGGAAGATCATGATGGCGCGAGCGCCGTCCTCAGCGAGAATCGGCCAGTGCTCCTTCGGATTCTGAACCGAGTTCACGAACGTGCCGAGCCCGTCGTTCTCTTCCGGATCCCAGACCTTCAGCGACACGCGGTCGTCGCACTTCTCTTCCAAAGCATCAATGTCGATCTGGTCGATCGTAGCCTTGACTTGCGTCTTGGTCACATCGGCGCCGCGGCTCTTCAGGTCCATCAACGTGCGCTGCACATGCTGTGCGCGCTCGCGTACCAGGTCAGTCTCAGCGCGAACTTCACCAAGTCGATCTTCGGGCTTGATTTGCATCTCACTCATTTCGTAACCTCCTGTGGAGAGTACCCCCCAGCCCGAAGGCCGGGAGGCGGCTCTCGCACTTAGTTGCTACTCCGGGAACCCGCTGATGACGCCGGTCGGAAGCACATGCTGAACGAGCTGGAACTTCTCGTCCCATCCCGCTCCAAGTGCCTGCGCCTCCATCCACGTCAGGAGTGTTGCGTTCTCCTGACTGTCGAGCAGCTGTATGAGTTCCAGTGCGCCTTCCACGCACACCAGTTTGGTGTATGTGTCTGGAGCTTCGATGATGTCGGTCCTCTCGAGACCAGTCGTAACCGGCCACTCCACACGGCTCGTGTTGGGGCAGTCGACGACTACATCCGTCTCCTCGGTCTTCGTGACTGGCCGCTGGGTCAGAGGATCCCGTACGACATCGTCGTTGGAGTCCATCTCTTCAGCGGTCTTCCACACAGCCTTGGAGCCGGGAGTCCCGTCCTTCTTGCGAGGAATAACCTTGATCTTCACAACGTCCGTTGTCAGATCCAGCTGTTCCTCGACTGGGTCACCGTCGAACCTGAACAGTGCTTTCACGTCCATGGTTCCTCCTTAGCCTTGATCGCCGATGTCCACCGTCTTGTTGATACCCATGACGATGACATCTGCGGTTTCGTCGCAGCAGTTGCGAATCAGGATCTCCTTCTCGTTGGTGACGAAGAGATCGAGATTCTCCATCCAGAATCCGGTGGGGTCATCCGATGAAAGGTCGAAGCCCTTCTCAGTGTACAGGCGCTTGGTGTCAAGCACCAGCACTTTGCGGAAGCCGTCGCTGAACCACATACCGATGCGATTCACCTGGTCTCCCTTACCCGTGCGGATCGAGCGCAGAACCCACTCGACCAGTTCAGGCGGGCGGATCGAGAGCTCACTTGGCCTGCGGATGTCGAAGTCATCGGAGTCGAACTCCAAGTTCTCATCGAGCAGCAGGGTAGTGTCGTTCTCAACCTCGATCACGTATGCAGACTTGGCACCGGCGGTACCTGGGCCGTGAATAACGAGGTCGCCTTCCTTGACGGAAGAGGTGAACGACGCACCGGTCTGCACGAGCTTGAATCCCGGGCAGCTGGCGTCCGATGTTGCACCATCAATCATGGTCTCCGCGGGAGCGATTGGCTCGTACGGGATTAGACTCTTACCGAACATGTGTCTTCACCTCCTACCACTGGTTGTCGTTCGCGATGATGCGGGCGTCAGCTTCAGCACGATCCTCGAAGAGGAGTGCATCGCTTCCGACCGAACCAGCTTTGCTCTGTGGGACCGACCACATCTCGATCCTCCGAGCCTTCACGTTGACCGGGCGGCCAAGGGAGTCCGTGTCCGTTTCAAGAACCTCTCGCGTCCAGGACTTTCGCAGTCCCATGTTGCGGCTGTTCTTCAACGTCGAATACAACCCCTCGAACCACTTGCCGCGCTCCACGTTACCGAAGGCGTCTACTTCGCACTGAATCTCGAAGTACGCGCGGTCCTCAGTAATGGACGGCGGCACGGTCGTCTTCTCTTCAGCGTTCGGCATCAGGCGGATTGCCATTCGACCGTAGTGGCAGTAGTTGTACGTCAGAGTACACTCGCCGTCGGCCTTGATGCGCCATACGCGAACTCGATTCGACACGCCACCGTAGTTCGGCAGGATGTTGAAGAGTTCCTGTTTGGCCGGCCCGTTGTAGCTGATGTCAGCCAACGCGTAGTTCCGGCTTCCGTCGACACCGATCGCGACGACAATGTCGTCCTGCTGGAAGCTGTATCGTGCGGTGCTTCCTCGCGTGATCGGAGCCTGGATCGATTTGCTGAATCCGACGCTCTGAACTTCCTTGTTGGCGGAAGGGGTCAGGCCGGCCTCGAAGACAGACAGGCGGAAGTCGAAGATCTGAGAACCCTCAGCCTTCGCTCGAACCGTTCCATCCTCGGTGGGCACAATCAGGACCACACGGGTGTTCAGCGGGTGGTAGTAGTGCCACCTGTAGTACCAGTACCAGCGATACCGGTAGTACCAATAGCGGTAGTAGTACCGCGAGTGATACCAGTTGTAGCTGGTGGTGTACGGGACCGAGCCGGTGTCGAGGATGACGCGGTGGTCAATGTCCTCGATCTTGATGGTCGGCTGGATACCCGGGCTGGATACGTTTGTGGCAGCGATCACACACAACCCGTGCTTCTTCGCCAACGTCGACTCCAGCCAGGAGCCGTCGCTGTTCGAGAGCGCTTCTTTCAGGGTATAGTCACCCCACGTTACGCTCATTCTCTACCTCCTTACATCTTTCCGAGCACTTGCGCCATCAGAGCCATTCGGTAGTGAGCCGGGGCCCACTGGTCATGGCCGAGAACACGCGTGATGCTCAGTGATCCCGTGTGCGCAGTGTCAAGGTCGTGATCTTCAGGTGGGAACTCGTCAGGCTTGTTCGTGAGCTCCGACCAATCTACGCCCGCCGTCAGATCAGCGACTTTCACCCACGCTCCACTCTGGACCGCGTAGATGGAAGTCGTGTCCACGGCGACGTAGACAAACTCCTCGGGCACCGCATCTGGGGCTGGTCTGCTGGCGAACACGCCGACATCGACCCCGCCGTAGCGTTTCGGGTCAAGGAATCCGGACATGGCCCCTCCTATACCGTGAGGACCCAGATCGCGTGCAAGTTCGCAGTGATCGGGTCATCGTTAGCGCTTTCCCAGTCGCGGTATACCCGGATACCTAACATGTATCCGGCAGCCGCTACGGGCCCGATCGCAATCTTCGACTGGTTCCGAACATCGGCCAGTGCGGTGTCCGCACAGATCGCCGTTGTCGCGGCACCTGAAGATGCGAAATCTCCACCAACAGGGATTGCCTGCACGTCAACTCCCCAGACGACATTCTTCCCCGTCGTATCCGGTGAACTCCACTGGATGTAGACGAAGCCAGTCGTTCCGGCGAATCGAGGGAAGACATAGACTTCTTGGACTTCACCAGAAGGCACGATGTTCTGAGCGAACTGGAACACGGGCCATCGTCCGACAACCGCTGCAACCGGGGGCTGGCCTGAAGCCATCCCACTAAGCGTGAGCATGTCGTCGAACAGGAAGTGCTGAGCGGTACCGTACTGCTCGATGTAGGTCGCGAAGGTTTCATGATCTGCGCGGTTCCGGTACATCAGAGCATCGTGATACTGCGGTTTCGGGTAGTACCCAGCAACGAAGTTACGCTTCCCAGACGGCGGCAGAGTCCCCTCATCTTCCCAAGGCGGGAACTGTAGTGTAATCAGTGACATTTGTCCTCTACCTCCTCAGGGCATTATAGCCCTCAGTCTTCATCAATCTCAACCCAGGCCCCGAATGCCCATCCCCTGGTCATGGACCGATGGAACTCATCATCCGGGTTCGGGTCCCACTGGAACGGCTGCTTAGGCGGAAGATTGGCAACTGATTCCCAAGGGAACTCGTCTTCCGATGCTTGACACACATGGAACCATGCCTGATACTCAGGCAGTAAGCTGTACTCTCGAAGTAGTTCTTCGATCGGCCCGTTCCACCGGCCTGTATCCCAGCCGTGCTCTTCCGTCTCATGTAGCTCGTCATCCCCAGTGGGATCCCACTGGAACCCTTGGGTCCCCAGGGCGTTGAAACGGACGCCAGCCGCTGTAGCTCTGCGCAAGAACTGAAGCGTTGTGGCCGCCCAGTCCTGTTCTCCTTCGTACCACCTCCCGGTTCCCCAACCGTTGGCTGGGGCTTCGTGTAATTCATCATCGTCGTTCGGATCCCATCTCATGTAGTCCTCGGCTGCGATGTTGCTCAGCCAAGCGACTGGGAAGTTGATGGTGTAGAACGCTGGTTCATAGTACTTGCAGATCGGGCAGTAGTTGTTTTCCACTGTGATCTGCGCCGCGTATTGCTTCAGCCAAGCATAGACGTCGACTGGATTCCATTCACCTGTGTACTGCTTCCCCCAGAAGAGGAACGCCAGCAGGAACTTGATCTCGGGGATCAGGCCTGCGGATGAGTACAACATCAGGTGAAGCTTCAGCCACCAGAGCTTGGTATCATTGTCCCAGTTCTCCGTGATCACGAGGTCGTAGTCCGCCAACTCCAGGTCTAGCGGGACATCTCGCAGGTTCGCGATGTCATTGAACTCCCCAATGTCGTGGAGCACCTCCCAGACCACAGCTGGTTCCACAGAGCAGGATGCGAGGAACCCATAGGACAATGCCGTTGCGGGAAGCTCGCTCGCCTGTCGCTTCCATCGGTGGTCAAGTCTGGCGATCAATCTGCCGAGGACTTCATCAACGGTCGTCGTGAGAGGTTGTGTAGGCATTAGACTACCTCAATGTACGCTGCCTTTGTGGTCGCGATCTCGACCGGGTTACCAACCAAGATCTCCAAGTCCGAACCTTCTCCTTCGCTGTCCGTCTCCGGAATCTCCACTCGAGAGAGTCGAACGACCGCGCTCTGTACTCCGCGGAACGAACAGACAGCATGATGGATCTGAGCAACCGAGACATCTTCACCAGGCTTCAAGCCGCGCATGTCCGTGCCATCGACAAGCGAACCGCCCACGTAGGAGATGACCGCATCTCGGATCTTGTTGTGTAGTGCTTCCGGAATCGAGCTCGCCCGCTCGGGGATAACTCGAACGCGGATGTACACCGGAATCTCCGTCGGTCTCTCGAAAGATACGGGGATTGACTGGCCTCCAGTGGAGTCGAGCACACTTAGAGTGCTTGTTCCGTCGGTCGCAATGCCAGCGCAGACCCCATGTTCGAGGAGTGCCTCCGCAATGTCGCGGACCTTACCGCCGGCGACCGTAGCCCTGACGGCTTTCGGCCCCACGCCGTTTGAATCCTCGACGAGTGTCGGATTGAAGTCCACCTTCACATGGCGAACTCCATCCACATCCCACAAGTGAGATTCAATGGCTTCGGGGATCGCAGCAGCGCCCTTCGCCATTGCTCGTTGCTGGCGGAAAGCGAACTCCGAATCTCCTTCCTCGTACTGGCCTCCTGTGGTTTTGCCGCCGGCGATCGTGGTGACCACCAAGCACACATCATACCCTGTCTGAGCTTCGCCCTGCAGGTAGTAGCCTCCGTTGTATGGGGCGGTGTTGTTGACCGCCAAGCCCAGCGCAGCCGAGCTCCCATAAGCCAAGACGAAGGAGACCTCGACGGTAGTGTAGTCGGACACATCGATGTCTTGCCCGTCGAATGAAACGACTTGCTCAGTGCCAGCCTCAAGGGACAGGTGCTTAGTCTGCGTTTGCCCGATGTAAGTACCCGTATCCTTGTCCCTGACAACCAGGTAGAAGTAGAAGATCTCAGTTTGATCGCTGTTGTTCTTGATCGGAACTGCCAGCGTGTCTAGACTGAGCGGGTAACGCAGGTCTGAGACGTCAACCTCCTGATACGTGTCAAACCGTTCCTCCGCCGGCAGGTACGAGTACCCCGTGATCAGTGCATCATCGAAGGTCTCGAAGTTGTGTTCCTCGGCAGCACCGGACAGGGCAACCTCTCCAAGGGTGTAGACCCAAGTACCGCCCACAACCTTGTTCCCGCCCGGACCAGACTCTGAAGCCTGGATCGGGATGTCGATGATACCGCTTGCGGGGAAGGTGCGTTGCTTGGTCACCACGAACTCGGCCCCGCTAGCATGTCGGACAACCGTGTTCACATTGACTACCGTTCCCTCATCCGCAGTGCCCTTCAGGATTCCCGTCGCGTAGGTTTCGCCTTGCCTCGTCAACATCCTTCGCTGTCCGAGATGGTCCAGTGCCGTTCCCCGCGCGGTTGTAATGTAGCGCGAGTAGAAGACCGACTCCACAGCCTTCCACAGGATGCCGATCTCGAACAGGAGTACCTGAATCAAGATCGCCGGCAATGAATCATCGCTCAGATCGATGTGGTCTCCCCACTTCTCTCTGAGCTTCTCGTACGTCGCGTCACGAATGGTGGCGAACTTCCTACGGACGAAACCGGATCTGAGCCATCCATGTTCAGCCACGATCAATCACCCCTTAGAGGATGGATAGCTCCACCCGTTGTTGTAGCTCCTCACCACTCATAGTGGTCCCTCTCCACTCGAACTCCAGGATTCCATCCTTGGCTCGCGGTCCGCCACCATCTGGCGGGAAGCTGATGACTTCGGTGCGAGTGACTGAGCGAATGCGCTCGTCTCGCAGAATCACTTTCACCGCCCACATGACGAACTCCTCGCGAGTGAAGTCTTTCCGACCCACAACTCGTTCCCAAGGGAACCCGTGGTCGACATCCAAGAACCAACCCTTCATCCACAACCGAAGGCGGAGCTCGGCAGCCTGTGCGACTTCACGAGCACCGGTCAATAGCTTCACGCGGCCTTGGTCGTCTAGCTGGAGGTCGAAGTACCCTTCTTTCTCGGTAACATCCATGGAGACGTGTCCGCGATAGGGCTCAACTGCCATGGCTATCCACCTCCTGTGAACCTGGGCTCAGTGATAGCCCCAGGCGTGTATGTACTTTCATCCGCAACCTTCATCGATGGAGAACCCTCGATCAGCTTGTCATTGGGGCCATTGCCCGAGCAGCCTGCATCATCGTCCTTGTCTCCTACACGCGAGACCTGCGGTCCGTCATGGTCGACCATGTTGATGTCGGGTGAGATGACCGTGAACTTCGGGGCCACGATCTTCACCTCTCCGTCTGCCTTCATCATGAACTTCGAGATCGGAGCGTTGTCGTCGTCCACCAACGCGAAGTAGATTCCATCGAGCACTTCATCCGGCGTGTGTGGATCTTCATCCATCCGTACCCCGAAAGGCATGATGACAGCATCGTTGATTCGAGCGAAGTCCTTCAGCTGGGGGTGCGCGGGATCGTGATCTACGATCAAATGGTCGAGCGCCCTCTCAGACACCAAACACATCACCACGTCGCCTTTCTTGAGGGGGAACCTCACGATGAAGTCACCCATCTTGTACCAACTGACCGGTACGTTCCAGATCTTCTTCAGCTCGTGTTCTTCCCCATCGTGTAGCACTCGCTTCTGCTTCGGTCGAATGTTGGCCCGAGCCTTCAGCGCTCCAACGGTTTCTCCGCGTCCATACGAGTTGATGACGGGCCCCAGGTATTCTTCCACAACAGCGAGGAAGCCGATGTGCACCGTCTCGATGTTCTGGCGCACGAACCTCTTCAGGCCCTCTCTGACTTCTCGGACATTGCTCTCGCCGCCCACTAGGAATCAACTCCTAACCAGAGACGGATCGAGTTGCCGAAGTTCTCGGTTCGGATGCCCACGCGCAGGTACCGGAAGGC